TGCAGAAACGTTGTGAGGTGTCGTCTAGTAAATTTATTGATAATTTTAAAAATAAGTTGAATAATGTCATGAGACATATAAATTTTACTAGTGTAAATAAAGTATTTGAATACTCTACTAATGCATGTTATGAAAACAGCCGTCAGATGGGTGGTGCAAAAGCACATCTACAGTATCAGCACGTCTTGGACGGTGATACATCAAATGACGAGTTGCTTGGTATGGAATTTGATCCTAGATATGGTGTGACTGAACGCAGAGGCTTCGTCACTCAATCTATATCAGAATTATTGTATGGTTTTAAGAACCAACAATGTAAGGCAAAAGTTTATAGTGTTTGTGAACCTTTAAAAGTTCGAAACATTACAGCAGGTAATGCTTTACCATATGCCATCGCAAAAGGTATGCAGATGGACATGCATTCATCTTTAAAAAAACTCTGGCAGTTCAGTTTAATTGGAACTCCACTCACTGAAGATATTATCACTGAGTTCTTTAAAAATAAGAAGAGGAAAGATGATTGGATAGCTAGTGGCGATTTTTCTGCTGCCACTGACAATATTAAAATTAGTTTAACTAAACTGTCATTTGAGGCTATCCTTCTAAAGTGTGCAACCCAGTGTAATATATCTGGTGACCATATTAGCGCACTTCGTAGAGTCTTGTACGAACATGAGATAGAGTATCCATGTTCAATGAATGAGCTCCCATCCGTTATTCAAGAAAACGGTCAGTTAATGGGTTCTGTACTGTCATTTCCAATATTATGTATTATTAATTTAATTACTTATTGGATCGCGGTCTGTGATGAAATAACAGATATGCGAGATCTAAATGTTTTAGTCAATGGCGATGATATCATGTTTGCATGTAATCATCAGGAGTATCAAGCTTGGCTTGAACTCCTTCCAGAAGCTGGGCTTACGCCCTCGCCAGGAAAGAATTTCTTCCATAAGAAATTCGGTACAGTTAACTCTGCATTATTCTATATTGATGGAAATCGGTCACGTTATGTGCCATTTTTCAATGCAGGTATGCTCCTTGGACAATCTAAGGTTTGTCGTGTACAAGAAGGAAAATTTAAACCTATATTTTGTTTACAACCAAATGTTCTTCACGGTGCCCTAAATGAGGCCCGTGCTGATTCTCGTTTTAAATTTTATAATTTAGAAGCACTAAAAGAGTGCACCAATGCGTATGGATTACGTTTAAATTGGTATCTACCTGCCACCATGGGTGGTCTTGGAATGAAAGTACCGAAAGGTACTATCTTTGTTACAGAAGAAATCGTAGCAAAGCAAGGTAGTATAAGAAAGAATCAGATCCTCGTTAATAATAATCAGTTAAGATTGGCTTATAAGCTAAGAGAGGAATGGTATAAAGAAGAACTATTAAAATCACCTATTAAACCAATTGGTGTTGATAAAGATACTGATAGTAGTATCTGGGGTAACGATTATAAATTTTACGTACCCTTAAAAGCTCAATTCAAAACTTGTCCAATGTTACCGGACTGCGAAGAGCTAAAGGATGATAGACATCCTGCCAATTGGTCTGCAACAGACACGCCGTCATTAGTTTTTGACGATGATCAGGTTTATGACAGTTATAAATTTAGTCATAAAGGTATAATTAGCCTGATAAAGCGATCTAAATTATTCAAGATTCGCTGGAATAATAATATTCCTACGTGTACTGGCGGGGACGATGCTCCAATGTTAGATATTAATAATCAACATTTATATGAGGAGCTCGTATTATATAAAAAGAGAAGTAATCGAATTGGTCTGATATTAGACAATTCGGAGGATAAAAAGTATCCTATCCCTGTAGATAACTATGGAATCGTTAGATTAGATTTCCTTTTAAATTAATAAGTTATCATTTTACAAACTACGGTTGTAGTTGTTTGCAACTCTCTCTAGAGAATTCATTATCTCAAAACGGTTATGTCTACGTTAAGTGACAGCCGGAGCCTAGCTCAAAGCTTTTACGAAGTCAAGTAACTCGTAAGTTTGGTGGACTAACTATTCTACCATCCTAACATTATTATAGCTAACAGTTAAAGCATAGAAAACTTATAAGATTGGCCTACTATTACGATAGTGCCACTTTAACTGACTCATGTTTGAGATTTTATGTACTGACGCGCTTATTAAATAAGCAATAATCAACGTATTAGTTTATCAGCATGTAGTAAAGGTAGTAACCTTTAGTTTTTAACAATGTATTTGGGTCAGCCTATTTTATATCCAAAGTGCGATAAGGAGCACGCTAAGT